CTTCAAAGTTCACATAGCCGATAAAGAGAAACTTGCCCCAAACATCAGAAAAGGACGGAGTAGCACCTTCAGCGGCGGTGTTATATTGAGTATCACCTACCAGGATTTTTTGAAACTTCATTCTTTTATTTGAAAAGATTTCAGCAATAGTTGAAGCGTCAAGCAAGCCTTTAAGTTTATCAAGTGGGAGAGATTCTCTTAAGTCTGGATGTCTTTGAATAGCTGAATAAACAGCCCCACCCATAACCATAATGTTAGGACGTCTACCTGAATTAATTCTTACAGTTTCGATAGCATCGCCGATAATATCAAAAACATCAGAGCTTGGATCGTCAAGTCTATCAGTGCCAGAAAGAGCGGATGTCTTGCCCGAAAATTTAGAAGTAGAGAAAAGAGCGTTAGCGGCTCTAATTTCTTTCTGAAGTATAAGCTTATCGGTAACTACACGACCGGCTAACATTCTATATTTTCTTTTAATCGGCTCGTCTGCTTCTCTGAGCAATCTGCCTTCGATTTCGGTATTGTATCCATAATCGTTGATATAAAAAGAACCGGCGGTATCAAAATCCCATGTAATAGTATTTGCAACGCCTTTATAGCCAAGGCTGTCATCATCTTTTCTCAAAAATCCATTGTTAAGAATGGGGAATTTGTCTGAAGGTCTGTTAACAGTAACCATTGGGAAAACTTCGTTAGCTATAGCATCTTCAGGCTTAAGCATCCTAGCGGTCATCAAATTATTAATTAGTGCGTCCGTGTGGACTTTTCCATAAGTAGGCATTTTCTTATTCTCCTATAAAAATTAAACTTGAGTAACAAACGGTGTAACTTCAACCGGCACATATTCATTAGATGAACCGGCACGCAAAGCAACTCCGAGAACTTGGCGGTTAGTAGTACCCGAACCGGAGAGAGTAAGAGCGGCGATTTCTGTCGGATCTGAACTATCCAGACCAACATAATTACCGGCAGAAACTCCACCAGATCCAACCCTTGCTAAAACTATAGAACCGGCAAATGCGATTTCAACTGATTGCCCTGATGCAGTTGCTTCTTGAAGTGCGAACCCGATTACAGTATCAGTATTAGCGGCCGCTTTGATAACGGTCAATTCTTGAGCGTTTGTACCTTCAGTGGTAATTTTTACTGGTTCCCATTGTGCGAACGCAGCTCCCGCTTTAACGCTTTTTCTACCAACGATATTATAAGTTGACATATTTTATCCTCCCTTAGATTACACCTTCATTGGCGTAAATTTTAAATAATTCAGCTTCGGACAAGTTAGCAAGGTTTTCACTGCTATATTTTTTAGCAATCTTTTTTGAAGCAAGTACAGAATCAACGCTTAAACCGTCTTTGATTTCATTATCAAATACCTGAACATCGTCCTGACTAGCAACAATAGACTTAGCAGAAAAGACTTGTTTGCTATCTGGTAAAGAGTTAAGCAAATCGGTTGCTAAATCAAATACTGATTTTTCTACCTGAGCACCGTCAACGCTGTAAGAAACTTTCTTACTATCATCGGCAGACATCAGCAACATTCTTGCTTTATCAACCACTGCAGGAAGTAATTTAACAGAATCAGCACCACTGAGATTAAAAAGGATTTTCTCCACTCTTTCGCTTTTGGCTTTTTTCTCATACTCGGCAATTCTCGCCTCCAGTGCTTCGGCTCTTTTACTTTCTGCTTGCATCAAAGAATTAAGCTTTTTTTCAAGTTCTTCGCTCTTTCTTGCTACTTCATTAAAACTAAAATTTACCTCTACTTCTTGAGGCTCTTTTTCTCCGTCCATTTTCTCACCTTTACCCTTAAACATTTCTTGCATCATAGATAAATATTTGGCTTGTTCTTCTTCTGGCAAATCCATAAAAGCACCATAAGCCATCCCTTTTTTACCACAGCCAAAATCTTGCATCTTGGCTTCATACATTTTTTGATCCATCTTTCCCTCCAAACTAAATTTATATTTTTTCTTTTCTTGATTAATCAAGTCTTTCATATATCCTTCGCCCCGATCTTTTGCATAATCCGGATCGAAAATTGGATAGCTGGTATTATACAAGCTGATTTTCTGATCTTCTCCCTTTGTTGGATAATCGGTTATCTGATATAAACAAGCCTCCTGATAATCGAACTCATCAAAGCTTGTTAATCCAACGTCCTGACCGGCTTGCAAATCGTACATATAAGGCTCAAATACCTCCATTAATGCTGGTGGTTTGCCTGCCGGTAGAATAGCAACAGCAGTTAAAACCGCTTTATATTTCTTGCCGGTTTTCTTTGATGAAACATTATAATAAATCTCTGCCGAATGAGTGGTTAACAGCTTATCGTCAAGGGCATTCTTTACCGGCTCAAATACATTAATATAATCACCGTATAAAGCCTTTTCATCTTCATCATATTCTAAATTGGTTATCTTGCCCAAACTAAAGGGGAAGTTCTCGAAAACTTTAAACCGGCTGTCTCTTTTATCCTTACTATCTACATGATCTATTTTCAGATCCGGCATTATATTTTCATGCTCTTTACTGAAGGCTACCATGTCCTGAAGGTCTTGAGGCGTGGTCTTTACCCCGTTAAACTCACCGGCTTTAAAAAGTAATACTCTTTTAAAATCTGTTTTGTTCTTTTCTGCTACTGGCATTATGCGACCTCTGGCATCCCTTTTAATTTCTTTACCGGATGATTTTTTATTTGGTTATCGACCTTAACCGCCGGTGTTAATCTAACCTTTTTATTATCCTTCAGTACGTAAAATAAATAACTTCTACATCTCGGATGTTGAGGCACTATGTAATATCTTAGTCTTGGATCATCAATTTTTAATGTAGTGCCGTTTTTTGTTCTACAGTTTACAGTCGTTCTATTATCCAAAACAGCAATAAAAGTTACTGCTCTAACCATATCACTAGCCCGATATGTTTCTAACCGAACCTCGTTTTGTATCCGGTTACTTTCGTTCTGAACTGTGTTGTCTAGCCTAGTATTCTTAAATGCTTTTGTTCTTTCTTTCACAATTTTTTTCAAATCATTGACGCTAATATCGGGATTTTCTTTTATAGCTTCATTAACCGCCTTATTAACGCTGTCAAGATATGCACCGGCTTGACGCTCGCTTAACTTATCCGCCCAGACATTGTTAACCTTATTGCTTTTAGGAGCTTTGATGTCCTTAAGCTTTTCTTTTTGCTCGTCTGTTTTGGCGTGTGGCGACAATTCTTTTTTAACGCTCTCAGTTGCCACCTTTTCAACGTCCCTAAAATATTGCTTCAAAGTATTATTTAACCCGTCTTGTTTACTCTTAGGTAATACGATTTGCTTTTTACCTTTTGTTTCTTTCATCCGTCCAACTTGCCTAAGTGCGTTTATCTCTAAATCATCGTATAACTTGCCTAATTTATTTGAAAACTTAGCTTCTAAACCATCAAGGCTTTTATCCAGTGCGTAAATTACCCTTAAGTTATAAATCAATTTTCTAACAACCTATATAACTCAAAATTCTCTGACATATTAGCAACTTCAGCAGGCGTTAAATCCTCGCTTGGTATTTCAACATTTGCCATATTATTAAACTCATCTTCTGTTAGTTCAGGCAATCCAATCATAGTTCTAGCCTGATTAACATCACTTAAGCGGTCAGGGAAAAACGCCCCTACCTGCATAGCTCCGGCAATCATAGCGATATATTGTGCCTTATCAGTTTCTTTTTGAATTATGAATTTAGCTTTTGGATAAAGTTCTACCGGATATTTATCAGGAGGGAAATTATATGCAATAAATCTCCTAATTATTTGCTCGTTAATAATATCCTCTAACTTTCTCCTGATTTCAGATATCATCAAGCTTCTTTCTTCGCTCTTTACTTTATCGGAGGCGTAAGAGCCTGAACCTTGGCTTAAGTCCATCCCACAAATGGCTAAGCTGATTTGTTTATCCAACCAATCAAGGATAACAAGAAAAGGATTGCCACCTTTTGACGCTTCAATAAAACCGGCTTGAACGTCCTTAGGCATTGAAATGTTAGCTCCGGCAAAAAGATTGTTAGCAATAGTTGAGGCAAGCTCCGAGTGCTCCGGATTTTCAAACTTGGCAAATGCAACCGGCTGGCCATAACGATTAATATATATCTGCATAGATTTATTTACAATTTGTTTAGCTTTCCAATACTGCCAAACGCTACTAAATGCCGGAGTACCGTATGGATTACTAAACAGATTATTAAAGCTAATTAACAAAAATCTATCAATCGGGTAATACTCATCAAAATTAATTAATGAATGAATGGCTTCTATATTATCGTAACTATCGGTTATAAACTCTAATAGCCCAGGTCTTTTACTCTTAATCTCATTAATTAACCAAGTATCTTTAAACTCTCCTGACTGGCATTTTCTCGGGATAATCTCGCCAAAGAAGTTACCATAACCGCCAAGTGCTACGATTAACGATTCTTTCAAAACATCTTCTAAACAGGTATTGTAACCATTGTTGCCGGATAACTCGGACAGCAACTTATTAACGTAACGCTGTAATTTTTGAGCTTTGCGACTATCATCGGCAGAAACTATTTCTAAATTACTAGCAAACACCCCGCTGATTAATGTATCAAGTGAACTTTTTACTTTTGGATCTTTTAAAAATCTTTCAACTTCGGCAAAGTTGCGGAGCTGTAAAACTTCATCTCTGGTGCTATAACCGTAAATACCTTGATCGGCTGTTTCTGTTACTTCGGTGTAGTACCTATTAACTACAACTGACCGCTCCGGTTGCTTGTTGATTTCTTTGCTTGCTTCTTTAACCTTGAAACTTATATCTTGATTCAAAAAGCCTTTTATCTTATCGAAAATACCCATTAAATTATTTCTCTCATG